CCCGCCGCGACAACGAGCGCATCTCCGCTCGCGGCTGACCTGCCTTCATAGTCGGACAGCCAGGGCGGGTCACGCGCCCGCCCTGGTCATCACGCCCATGTTGACATCGCGAGTCTGCACGCTCTGCGGGAAGCGTAAGCGTGTCTCTCTTGATCCGAGCAAGAGTGAGTTCGATCGATTCAAGCACAGGCCCGCAGACAAGCTTTACGGATGGAGATCAGCCTGCAAGAAGTGTCATGCGCGTTACAGCCGTGAACGACGCCGCACTGGCGCTGCCAATAGTCGCGAGTACGTTCCGATCGGACCGTTCGCTGAATGGGTGCGTAAGTGGGTTAGCCAGAACCACTACTGCTATGTCAACGGAAAGCCCGCTGGCGGCGTCGTGACACTTGCCAAGGTGGTAGGTGTCGACGAGTCCAGAGTCCGCGCAATCATGACGGAGAAGTACAAGCGCATTGACCTCTCCGTCGTCGACCGATACCTCATCGCAACGAATTCCGACACGCAGATCTGGGAGTTGTACCCGGACTACTGAACTAGATGATTGCACCGTCCACCACCATCCACGCCAAGGTCGGCAAGACCGCATTCGAGGTCTACGCCGACAAGTATCGGCGCAAGGACTGGTGGTGGGTGCGTTGGGAGGACCACGCGCGCCGCATCATCGTCCGTCGCGTTGAGGCCGTCAGCAAGGTCGACGAAGACGAAGCAGTCGCCTTGGCCAAGGAGGTCATCAAGGACTACCAGTCCAAGCACCGCGAGGCTCTTCAGCAGAAGTGGGACATGAAGATCCCCGACCTGTGGGAACTCGCGCAGACCGCCTCCTTCCCACGAGAGATCGTCGCCGCAGTCCTCACCGACTTGCGAGAGCGCATCGTCCGAGCCGAAAGCATCGAGGATCGCGGCGTCGGGCACCAAGGACTCCAAATCCTCGCGGAGCGCACCGGCATCTCGCCACGAGAGCTGCACCGCATCATCGAGGACCGCACCCGGATCAAGGTCGGCTTCCCCACTGTCGACCGTCTCTGCGTCGAGTTCGACATGCTCGTCGACGACTTCATCGAGGAAGCGCTCGCTTGGTCCGGCAAGTACGGCCGCTGGGCAGACCGACCAGGCGAAGAAGACTCTTGGCCGATCGGCTACACGACCGACGCCAAGGAAGACGAGCCCATCCTCTAGTTGGCAGGCATGGCACATATCATCATGGGGATGGATCTGTCCGACAACCCATTCGTGCAGGCGACCAACCCCTTCGTCGACAAGGACATGCAGATCGTGGCCTCCGAGGCGAAGGCTGCGATGGAGCGTGCCAGCAAGAATGGTCGCAAGCTCCGACCGGACGGAACCCCCTACTCCAGCGACCCGTCCATCCGCATGCGCCAGCTTCACGAGGACGGCCGCGCCGGACCAGCGTTCGGCCATCTCGGCGGAGCGCGACGCAAGGCAGACCGCCGCGCTACCGAGGTCGTCGCCGAAGCCGCACGCGAGCACGCCGAGAAGATCCGCGACGTCCTGATCGACGGGCTCGACGAGGACCGTCCCTACACCGTGCGGATGAAGTCCGCTCTTGAGCTGCTCAAGATCGACCAGCAGGACGCCGCCCAGCAGCTCGAACGTGAGAAGGCCGAGTTCGAAGCCATGAACAAGGCCCAGCTCGTCGACAACATCATGCGGATGCTCAACGATCTCCAGCGCGCTGGTCAGATCACAGCCGAGATCGAGGAGTACGCTGACGCACAGGTGGTCGATGACGACGCTTGATCTCACGAAGATCGATCCGAAGACCCTCCTCGGGGCCAGCAAGACCGACCTCATCAAGCTCGCCACCGAGCTGTCCGAGCTGAAGGCGCGCGCCGGACAGATCGGTCCGCAGACCCCTGACGAGCTTCACGAGTACATCCATAAGAACTATGGAATCTGGGTCCCGCGCAAAGCCGTGACGCCGGGACACTGCGCGCCTTTCGACTTCCTTGCAGACGCATACTTTCAGAAGGAGACCAGCCAGCTCGTCATCGCGTGCCGGGAGGGTTCGAAGACCTTTACGGTCGGCCTCCTCCAGGTGCTCTTTGCCCGCTTCTTCCCTGGCTACGAAGGGCTCACCGCAGGCGCGATCGAGTACCAGACCGTCCGCGCTTACCAGGCCATCAGGAAGCTCAACAACATCTTCGGCAAGGACCAGGTCGAGGACTCCCAGCAGAGCCGGACCATCTGGAAGAACGGTTCCACGGTCGAGATCCTCACGATGACCTACGAGGCGATGAACGGACCGCACACGTGGTTCCTTCATCGCGACGAGATTGAGCTTGCTCGACGCAACGCCTTCGACGAGGCCGACAGCATCACCCGGTCAGGCGTCACCAAGGACGGGCGCTCTTTCCGCGCACACGACGTCCTGACCTCCACGCGCAAGCTCGCCCGAGGCAAGGTCCAGGAGCTGCTCGACCAGTGCGAGGAGGCCGAGCGCGCCGGTCGCAAGCCGCCTTACAAGGTCTACAAGTGGGGTGTTGCCGAGACGGTTCAGAACCAGCCCAACTGCCGCTATCACGCGCCGCCGGGGACCCCCGAGGACAAGCTGTGCCCCTGCAACCAGTACGTCAACGGCTTCATCGGCGACCCGAAGAACGGTATCCCGCGCACGTTGGAGGCCGTCTGCGGCGGGCGCTTCGGCAAGTCGGATGGCTGGCGGCCGCTTGAAGACATCGCCGGGAAGTTCATGAAGACGAGTCAGGCGATGTGGGATGCGCAGTACGAGTGCAAGAAGCCCGCGTCCGAGGGCCTCATCCTCGTCAACTACGACGAAGCCATCAACGGCATCCGCAACTACATCCCTGACCCCGCGAACGGACGCATCTTCAACTCCAACGACTTCGGCGGCGCCAACCCGTTCGCATCGCACTGGTACCAGCTCCTTGATCGCGACGTCGAGGTCCGCAGCTTCGCCAACGAGCCCAAGGTCCTGCCGAAGGGCTCGCTCGTCTGCTTCGACGAGATTTACCGCGCCGATATCGGCAACAACGAGTTCTTCTCGATGATCGTCGCCAAGGAGCGTCAGTACAAGGAGCTGTTCGGCGACGAATGGAAGGTGTTCGAGCGCTACGCTGACATCGCCGGTCGCGCGCAGCGCAAGGACATGCTCAACCACGATCCGCCGCTGCCCACCGTCTGGCGGATCGAGCGCGACGTCGAGTCGCACATCAACACGATCAACGAGCGCATCGACCAGGGTCTCCTCTACGTCGACGTCGACAAGTGCCCGAAGTGGAACGAGGAGGCCCAGTTCTGGCAGCGCGACCCGAACACGGGCCGGGAGCTGCAAGTCGCCAACCACGCGATGGCTGCGCTCCGCTACGCCGCCGAAAACATCAAGGCGCTCATCCAGCTGGAGCGCAAGGCTGGACGACGAAACGACGGCCCAGTGGCCCCCGGCAGCGAGCACGTCGCCGAACTCAGCCGTGTGCCCGTCACTGGACCGGCGCGAAGCGCCATTACTGAACTGCCGCACGACATCCCCATCCACCGCCAGCCGGTTCGCCCCGGCGACGGCCCGCACGCCGGGCGCAGACATATCATAATGGACGATATATGGTAGAGCTGGTCGACAATCCGTTCGCGCACATCAACCTCGCGCAAGACCCGACCAAGGACCCCTCCAAGGTCACGCAGGCGCTCCAGCGCTCGGCGAAGGGCAAGGACACCGCGCCGACGGCTCAGGAGGCGACCACCGCACTCCCGCAGGCCACGCTCAACCGCGCCACCGGGCAGTTTGACGTCACGCGCATCCCGCTGTCGATGCTGCGCCAGATGCAGCGCGACCCGATACTCGCGTTCGCTCTCTTCTACATCCGCGCGCAGAACCTCCGCGCACGCTGGCACATCGAGTCCTCCGACCCGCAGGTCGCTGGCTTCATTGACCGAGCGCTGCGTGAGATCTACCCGAGCATCATCAACAACTACATCCTCAAGCTCGTCTATGGATTCCAGGCGTGCGTCAAGCGCTTTACGACCGGCGAGGTGATCGACTGGACCTACATCCATCCAGAGACCGGTGAGGAGACCCGCGTCTGGGACGAGGGCAACATCAACGCCATCATCTGGAAGCCGTTCATCGGACTGCCGCCCGAGGCCGTCGAGCCTGTCTGGAACTCCAGCGGCGAGTTCGACGGCATCAAGTACACCCCGGCCAACGCATCCTACGCTTCGGCAGGCATCACCCGGTCCGGAGAGGAGCGCACGTTCGACGTTTTCCACTCCCTGTGGTTCGTCAACGAGCGCGAATCCGTGCACAATTCCATCTGGGGATACCCGCGTCTGGGCTATGCCTACCGCTACTGGTGGTCCTTCTGGTTTGCCTGGGGCCTGGCCGACCGCCACTTCGAGGTCGACGCCGACCCGCCCGTCATCACCCGCTTCCCCACCGAGGACGACGGCAGCGGCATGAAGAACAGCCAGCGCGCGCTCGCGATCGGTGCACAGCTTCGCTCCGGCTCCACGATCGCGCTCCCGTCCGACCCCTACACCGACTCTTTCGACGGCAGGACCGTCAACATCCAGAAGTGGGACATCGACGTCCTGAAGTCCAGCGGCAACTTCCAGGCGTTCCACGATCGCTTCGAGCAGCTCATCGCCCTCATGCTGCGCGCCATGATGATCCCGCCGGAGGCGTTCGAGGCGCGCGGCGGGTCGGCTGGATACAACTCCACCAGCCAGCTCCAGGAAGCCTTCGTCATGTCCCAGATCGTGCTCATGCAAGAGCTTGACTGGGACCTCAACCGCTACGTCATCCCGCAGCTCGTGATGGCGAACTTCTCCGATCGCAAGGCCACTGCCCGCAAGGTCACGCGCGGCTTCGACGTCGAGGACATCGAGTTCGCCAAGCTCCTGCTCCAAGGCAAGGCCAACTCAGCCAGCGGTGACCTCCCCATTGACTACGGCGCCCTGCTTGAATCCGTCGGCATCCCGCGTCTGTCGGCTGACGCGCTGGCCGAAGCCAATGCCCGCATCGAGCAGCAGGCCCGCGAGGCGCGCCCCGAGCCCCAGCAGGCCGCCCCAGGCCGCGCAGGCGTCAACGAGAACGGCCTCTACTACGCACCGCGCGACACGATCCATCTCGACACGATCCAGATGGAGGCCGAGAAGGCGTTCTTCAACGAGCTGACCCAGGTCGGCCCGCTCAAGGACCCCGAGATCATGGTCTACGCACGCCAGCTCCGCCAGATCTGGAACGAGGCCCTGAACTTCGACTACAGCGTCGCAGCTACGCTCCTCCAGGACTACGGCGATAACCTCGATCTCGACGAGACCTTCTTCGAGCGCTTCATGCGCCGCGTCAAGAACCGCGCGCAGGACCTCGCCTTCCGATCGCGCCGCGTGCTGGAGCAGATTATGCGACGCGCCTCTAACGTCGAGCTGGAGCGCGCCGGTCTGCGTCAGGACTACTTCTGGGACCCGGTCGGCAACGATGACGCCTCGCGCTACCTCCAGGAGCGCGCCAACATCATGGTCTCCGATATCTCCGAGACCACGCGCGACGAAATCCGCGCCTTCCTGCGCGATCAGGTCGCCAAGGGCACGCCGATCCAAGACCTCCCCGGCCTGCTTCGAGCGCACTTCGACATGGTCAGCCAGTGGCGCGCCGATCGCGTCGTCCGCACAGAGATCGGCAAGGCGTACAACATGGCTACCCTCTTCGCCGCGCAGGACGCAGGGGTCGATCAGGTCCAGGCGATCGACGCGCAGCTCGGGCCCCAGCGCAGCGACCCCGAGTGCATCCGCCGCAACGGGCGCCTCTTCACGGTCAACGAGGCGTTCGCCGAGACGTTGAAGGAGCACCCCTACGGCACGCTCCAGTGGCGCATCCCGCGCAAGCGCATCGCGATCACGAAGCTCTCGCAGCGCGCCAAGACCAAGGCCACCTACGTCGAGCACGATGACCACGTCGAGGTCAAGCTCTCCGACCGCCTCAGCGAGCAGGAGCGCAACATGTACCTCCTGGCGGTCGTCGATCGCATCGAGCTGGACGCCAAGCTCGCCAAGTCCGACGACGAGTTGCGATCGGCTTTCTAAGCTGCTATCATTATAGCTGCGCACTGAACCTCCACACAGTGACATCCCCGCAACATCGGCTTGCTTCTGGTCTGAGAAGCCCCGGTTATGGTCCACTCCATAGCCGGGGCTTCGCCGCTTCATGGGCCGTCGCCTTCTGCTATCATCACAGGCGTAGCTCAGGGACAGGCGCCCGGTGGAGAGCAAATCCCCTCTCGTCCATCACCGTCTCTCCACCGGGCGCACTGACGCGACATGTACACAACCGGGGTTCTTCGCTTCGACTACCAGATCGCCGCTGTCGCACACACGCGCGGCATCGTGCTCAACATCGGCGCTAACGAGGACCCGGCCGGTCTTCGCGCCCGCTTCGGCAGCCGGGTTATCAACTGCGATCTGGAGCTGTGGGACGCGATCATGGAGCGCCCGAACGTCGTCGACCGCGTCTTCGACTGCACCGAGTTCCCTTGGCCCTTCGACGACGACTACGCCGAGCTGGTCGTCCTCGGCGACATCCTGGAGCATTTCCCCTACGACACCATCGTCGCCGTGCTCAGAGAGGCGCGGCGAGTCGGCCGCTCGATCTGCGTCACCGCGCCCCAGGACCCGACCGCCGACCCCGAGCTGTACCGGCCTGGCCGCTACAACCGTCACGTCACCTATGTGACGCACGAGCTGCTCATGCAGGCGTTCGCCGATAGCGGCTGGACGCCCTACCACTCGATCACCGCAGACTGGGGCACGAACCCGCCCATGAAGGGCTTCTGCATGATGGGGCAGCGCGAGCCTGAGTCCGTCGGAAGCGTCATCACGAAGTAGCGGGAGGGAATGGCTGATGGCTGTCGAGGACGAGGGTGCGCAGGATGTGTGCGAGGGCATGAAGGTCTGGACCTGCAAGAGCGCGGAGGCGGTGGAGCGGTCGGGGCTGGG